CTAAAGTACGCACCCATAATAACGTACCGCTTCGTCTTGAACTTAGTGTCTATATCTAAAGCTCTACATTTGAGTAGATTGTTAAGTTGTCTATTAATCGCTGTCGAATTAACGTCAGGATTATTAGCTCTAAGAAAAGCCAATAATGGCTTCTTCTTCAATGTGTTATCCTTTACGGTTTTAAGGATAATCTGTTGAAGCTCTTTACGATTGTCACGCTTTGGTTGTTCCTTGTAGTCATACGGCAAGTCAGACAGCTTATACTTTTCGCATAATGCTTTCCACTTGTCGTCTTGTCTATACAAGAAAGCCATAACTCCGCTTTCCCAGTCAAGATAGCGTCTTCGTATCTCTCTAAACTTTTCAAAGTCAGACTTGCTGACACCTGCGGCGGTGTAATTACATTCGCCTAAGTGCCAGTGTCCGTCTAGCTTCTTTGATATAGTCTTATCAAAGTGTAGTTCAGAGTCAGATAAAAAACGCCGTCTAGTCGAAGGCTCTTGCCAGAGTTGATAGCGTGTTTGGTGGTCGTTGCTACTCATTAAAGTTGACCTGTGTAGCTATACCAACATTGGTCAGACATTGCACAAGCTACCCAAATCATAGCCCAAAGGCTAAATAAGAAAACACCTGTGCCAATAACTGCTCCAATGAACTTTATTACATCTAACATAGTTATTTGCTCCTTGTTTGTTTGTGTTGCCGTCTAGTCATTATAATGGGAACTTTATTATAAAAAAAGACGCCGTTTAGTACGAGCTCGTGCCGTTGCCACTAGGATTAAAAAACCCTCGAAGAGTGCTCGGCGGCACGTTGTGAGCTCATCAGTCTAGGCATAACCTAGAGACAAGGCGGAACGCTCCGCCCTGTTTCGCTCTGTGTTAAATCCAAGCGTTTTTGTGTGCTTCGTGTAGCATATCTAATTTTTTACGCTTGTCTTTTTCTTTTTTGTAAGCCTTGAAAAATTCTTTTTTGTCTTGTTCGTCTTGGAATTTCTCTCGGCTTTCTTGCTCTTGTAGTCGCTTAATTTTTGGGTGTATAAATCTAGCCATAATTAAGCCGCCTCTGTTTCTTTAACGTGTGACATATCCAAAAAGCCCTGAGCCAATATAATAGACTCGCCGCCGCTTGAAGCGTGAGGCTCTCGAACAACTTTAAAAGCGTCTTTTTTCGCTTCTTCGTCATAATATAAAGTTGTTGAAATCTGACCGCTCCAACTTTGAGCGTTGACCTCAAGCCCTGTTGTCTTATGTGCTCTAGCTGTTGGAATAGTCTTCCTAGCTGAGTTGCTTATTACTCCATAAAAGTGTGACATAGTTATTTACTCCTTGTTTGTTTGTTTCGCCGTTCTGCGGCTCGTCAGTCAGGGCGACACCCTGAGACAAACAACAAGAGCCAGACCTTCTTCACTTTCGTGACCGCCTTCTGGCTGAGTGGGCTTCCCTTCTGGTTCGAAACTATCTAGGCGGTTACTGGTATCTGCCGCAACCACTCTCCAGAGGCACTAAGTTTTTTTTATGTAGAATTAAAACTTGCAAACAATTAATATATATCCTTTGTAAACTCTAGTTTTTTTAAAGTCAACATAATAATTAATTATTTTTAAAAAGCCTTATTTTACAGGGTGTGCCATAACGCCACACCTTAGCCGTTCTTGTTTTGTTCTCTTTTGAAAAAAACAGGCGGCGGCGTGTTAGCCGTTCCTGCTTCTAATATAAAGAATGAATTAAAGAAAGCATATTAAAAGAATTATAATTATAAATTGAATTATTGTTATTGCTCTTGCGTTGTCATCAATAAAGAAGCCGAGCTTGTCCCAGTGGTTCATGTGTGTTGCTTCCTTCCTTTATTTAATAAGTTAGTGAGTAAGTCCCTTTTATATATAGCTAGAGTAATAGCCTTATCTCTATAATGGGAACTTTAACCAACAAAGACCAAGCCGAAAAAAATAGACCCTAGCACACAAACAAACAAAAAGAAAACGCCGCAACGTGTGCAAAGGATAGATTATCCGCTATATACCAAAAAAAACCGCAGAATATATAGTAAAAAAGCCTTGTTTTTATGGATTTTTGCGGCTGTCAATGGGGTAAATCCGTCTCGTCATGTACGATATACCCTCTCATATTTTTTAACCAAAATGTTTGGTAGCTATTTCAGCCATTCTTTCAGACATTCGGTTAGCTCTATTAGGCGTTTGTTTAGCCCAACGTGAGTCTAACATCTCCTTAGACGCAACCACATAGTCTGGCTCTTCTTGATTAAGAGCTGAAAGAAACTTTTTGAACTTAGACACACCAAATGTTCCCATTTGATACACCATTTCTATCACAATACCAAAAGCCTGTGGTCTTAGGTTCTGACTACTACCTACGAGCTCTGTTGCACCTATTTTAGCTGTGTTAAAGTCTTTGTTAAAGATAGCTTCCCAACCTTCTCTTGTGGTAGGAGCTACTTCTCCGTCTAACATCTTATGTCCGTAGCCACCTGTTAGGTGTCCTTCGGTACATTTATAAGTATCTTCTCTGTATCCTTCTTCAGATTTAACGTGTGCTTTAGTTATCTCTTCGTGATATTCTTCCCATTGTGGTTTCATTATGTATTCCTCATCATTACAAATCTAATTACTTTAATCAGTAGCTTAGAATATTCTTGGTTTTCACTATATGGTTTTAAAGAATTAGCTAACTGTATATAGTCTCCACCATTCTTTAATAACTCTCTAAATTCCTTGTAGTGGTGTGAATTAGAAAGTAGAAAAATGTAATCATCTACTGAGTCACATTTTGTTTTATACTTCTTTACACCCCACCTAACGTCAGGGTTGTCTTTTGGTTTCATGTGTGGAACTGATAAATCAAATGTTCTCATTCCAAACAAAGCGTTACCTTCTGTAGCAAATCTACTTCTACCCCAGTTGCTTTCAATTATAGCCTGAGCAACTACTAGGTCTGTAGGTACAATAGCCTCTGAGGGCTTTGTATGGGCGTTTAAACACCCTTTTATAGAACTAATAAACTCTTCTTGATAATTGTCAGCCTTAGCTGTATTAGCAAAACAACTAGCTAGTAAATATACTATGAAAAACGCTACTATTGCTCCTTTGTGCTTCATCAAATCCTTTCATGTTGTCTACTATGGGGACTATATCCAACTATCCTTTGTAGGTATACGCCCTATTGATGTCTCCATGAAACGCTCTAACTCTGCGTTCAATTTATCTTCTTTGTGTTGATTATAAGATAAAGTTTGGTCTCTATCCATACGTTCAACCCATGCGTTAGCCGCTATGGCTAATGCGTCTATTTGGTCATCATGCCGTAATGCACCTTTATCCCTAGTTATCCTAGTCATTTGTCTGAATAACTGGTGGTCAGGTTCTAGCTTAAAATCATCTTTAATTAGCTTTTCGTCCACCACAAGCCTATGTGTATTCATAATAGGCTCTAAGGTATCTATAATTCTTTTTTCTTTTTGTATACTATGTCTTACTTCTTCTATTTCACATGGGTGTATCTTAGCCATAACAGGTTTTAACAACGCTGTAGCCATACCGTCACCAAAGTTTGACTCTATAGAGACATAATTAACATTGTGTCTTTTAGCTATATTAGACAATCTAGCCAGTGTATCATCACTGTAACCACCGTCTAACGCACCTATATCTGTTAAATAAAGCACACCATGTAACATTTTAAGAACAGCATAAGCTGTTTTATCAGCACCACGACCACTAGGGTCTATAGACATAATAGTGCCTTCAAACGGTGTAAACTCTTTAGACATGTATAATGGTGAAGTAAAGTAATCACCCTTTAATCCTACGTTAGGTAACTCTGGGTCTAACGCTTTTATCTGGTCTTGTCCTGAAGCCCATTGTATTTTAGCAGGAGCTTCTTTCCAAGTAGAACAACCAGATACCACAATTAAATCATTGAGCTTTAGTGGGTATCTGTTAGCGTCAGACATAGTAGTGTCTAACATAAACTGTAAGTTAAACCCTGAGCGACCATAAGAACTTAATCGTTCCATGAGGTCTATCTCATTAAATCTATCTGGGTCTGTAGGTTTACCTTCTTTATCAGTAACCTTTGATATAATATTAGCTAGTTTATTACCATATCCTATAGTTTGTTGTTTGTTAGGATATAAAGCAGTCCATATTTTAGTTCTAAAACCACGTTCTTCTAGGTTATTATACAAAGACATTTCTGTCTGTGGTGTACCTAAAAAGATAATACGACCTACATTAGGTTTTATAATAGCGTCAAATTCTTTTACAGTCTCACTAAGCCTATCTCTCATTAGTTGTGTCTGAGAGTTATTAGCTGACTCTACGTCATCAGCAATAATAATGTCTGCACGAGACCCTGTTAGCTGACCAGTTATACCCATTGACTTAACACTTGGAGCATGACTGGCAAGAGCAGGTGCAACATCAAAACTAACCTTACTATGACGTTGATTGTCTCTGGGCTGTAAGTGCTGAAGTAAAGGCATTTCAGCAATAAGACGTTGTGTAAACGTACTAAAATCGTCTGCTCTGCTTTTACTTGCTGATACAACTAATATATTCCTTTGTGGATTTAAAAGTAATTGGTGACATACAAAAGCGGAAGTAATCCAAGATTTTCCTACGCCTCTGAACGCCTGTATAACCAGACGCTTCTCGTCTGATTGTAAATAATCTGCAATATCGTATTGAACCTTTGTTGGTTCTGGTAAATTTAAGTGTTGCCAACAGAGATACAAAAAGTTTTTAAAATTTTTTAATCGTTTATCCATTTGTATCGAATGGTACACTATCTAAAATGTTATCAGGTTTTTTGTTAAGTGCGTCTGTACTGTATGCTTTACATACATCTAAACATACTTTCATTTCTGAAGCAGTTAAGTCTTCACCTGATTTTAATTTTTTGTATGCTTGTTTAACTAAGAGTTTAGGTAATTCATCTAATATAGTTTCTATATTATCTGCCTTGTCCTCTGTATTTTTTTGCTCCACCTTGTCGTCTCCTGTTTTTATTCATGCTTGATGTGTTTGGTCTACGACCTATGGACGTCCCTTTGTATGTTTTTTCGTAAAGTACAACAGCACCATACTTAGGTGCTTTTGCCATTAGATTGCAATTAAGATTGCTGAGTAAATGATAAATGCAATAACTTTGTATTTGTTTTGTTTCATTTGAAACATCAACTCATTTTTCCAGTCACTCGGTGTTTTTCCGTATATAATCATTTTATTCCTCTATTATTTTATTGATGTGTAGTTTACCATGAACTATCTCTAGTTCAGCCATAACTTCTTTACAACTCCAACGTATTCTGTCAGGGTTTGTATTTCTCTCAGCTTCACGCTTGAGCTCAAGACAGTTTCCTATCGAGTCAGTAATCATAAACTCATACGGCTTATCGCCACTATCTTGTGTAAACATAAGCAATGCAATTACTAACGCTGTCTTCATTTATTATTCTCCTAAATGTGTGCCGTTGTTTCTTAATTTATCAATTAAAGTTTCGGCTTTCTTTAATCGGTCTTCTAAAAATTCTACTCTTAATTGAAGAGCATTTACATTTGGTAATTCTTTTTCTACGTTTTCTTTTAATTTATCTTGATTTTTTGAAACAAATTCTACAAGCATAAATAATTCTTGTATTTGGGGTGACACCATATTTCCTTTAGGTACACCTACAATAAATTCATTTGCCGCTTCTAAATCAGACAACATTAGCTTTTGCTCAGTTTCAATTACATTAAGTCTTTCAACTACTGTAAAAGCAAACCACGCACCAACTAAACATGCTGAAACTATGCTAAGTAAATTTTTCATTGGCATAGAGACAGGTGTGTTTTCTGATATTTTCATTATTTCCTCTTCATTAAGTCAACACCCTTGAGTCCATAAATCGAGCCCACTACACCTATAAAAAGTCCTTGATACCAAAACGGCATATTGCCGAAGTAGTCAAAGAACACGTCTAGTTTAGCACGAATGTTAGGGTCGTCAGAGATAACAGAATAACCCAATAGCAAAATAGGAATGGATATAAGAACCAAGACGAACTCGTCTTTCCAACCATTATCGTTACTTGCGATAACAGCTTTCTTATATTCAACTTCACCTTTTACCATTCTTTCTACATGATTTCTCTCTGCTAATGCTTCAAGTTGTTTTGTTTCTTTTTTTGTTTGATATATGTCAGCCGCAGTTTTTACGCCGAAACTGAGCAGTTTAAATATTGGTAGTGCCATTTTCCCTCACACATTGTAAATAAATTGATATTCTTCTTTGTTTAAAATCTTCGTCTATATATTCTGATATTTCAGTAATTGATTGATTACAGGCTTGGATTGTTTCTATAGGTTGTGTCATTGGTAACCAACCTTGCATACATAAATTTTGTTCACCTATGCCAACCGAAAGAAAACATACGGTTGCTAGTATTTTAAACATTATACTATAAACTCTCTAACAACTAATAATAGCTGTCCAAACACCATGATACCTACAGTCCACATTACTTTGTTGAGTGTATTTACCTTAGTTTCTAAATGCCATAAATGATTATTTTTAATTGTATCTAGCGACTGATTAATAAGTTTAATATCACCTTTAATCTTTTCTATTTCTAAATTTAATTCGTTTGTATCTTTCATTATGTTTTGTTAAACAATCTTTTTAATTTACAAAAAAGACAATGTTCGACTCCTAATAATTTTCCAAGTTTATTTATAAAATTTTTCATTATATTGCATATCTAACAAGAACTACTCCTGTTCCTCCATTTTGTCCTTGACCATTAGAAGCACCTCCGCCAGAACCACTATTAACTAATCCTGCTGTTACACCTGAAGTGTTACCAGAGCTGACACCACCAGTTCCACCTCCACCATAGCCACCTCTAGGAGAGCCATAAGCTCCACCGCCGCCACCTGCTAAATATAAAGTGTTAGGATTTGAACTTAATCCACTTGTTGGATTACCAGAGCCGTCAGTTCCTAAATCAGCCGCAAATAATAAAGCCGCAGTTGAAGCGGCGTCACCAACAAAAGTTGAATGACCATTACCACCTACGTTTTCTCCAGACCCGGGGTCGCCGACACCATTTTGTCCTGCTCCACCTGCTCCACCGCCGCCACCACCGTTACAGCAGTTATATCCATTACCACCTGCGTTACCATAAATAGTTCCACCAGTAGAATTTCCAGTTATAGCACTTCCACCATTAGCACTTGAAGTGTCACCAGTGTTAGGGTGTCCTGCACCTCCTCCAGAGCCACCATTAGAACCGTCACCAGAGTTTAAGTTTCCACCTGATTTACCTTGTATTCTACCTCCAGAACCACCGCCTTCAGCAACTACAAGTGAACCGAATGAACTATCAGCACCATTTGTTGTATGTCCTGCACCACTAACTGTACCACTACCTGCACCACCAATCGTGACAGCATAAGTTGCATCTGATAAAGTTTTACTTGTACCCCATACAAGAGCACCTGCACCACCTCCACCGAAACCGCCACCGCCTCCGCCTCCAACTACTAAAACATCAGCAGTTGAAATACTTTCTCGTGTAAATGTGCCGTTACCAGTAAAGATGTGCATTTTATATGTTACGCCACCATAACTATAAGTAACAATAGAGTTACCACCAGTTGCAGGGACAATAGAAATAATACTAAAAGACCTATCTGTAGTTTTACTTCCTGCGGTTGCTCTCATATCGAAATTATAAGTTGATGCACCACCACTTACAGTTCCAGAAATAACTCCTGTACTTGTGTTTAAACTCATGCCAGTTGGAAAACCACCAGAAACTTTTGAATAAGCTATTGTATCACCGTCTGCGTCTGTTGCTGTTACAGTCTTACTTGCACTTTCACCAACAGTTACATTACCTAATGAACCTGCGGCAGTTGACCAAACAGGTGCAGAGTCAACATTAATATGATTATCTAAAGTTGCTTGTAATCCACTAGATGAAACAAATCTAACATCATAAGGTTCTTTTGCATTTGTAAAAGAACTTCTTGCTACAACAGCATCATAATTTGAAGAATTTACAAAAGTTGATGTTGTGGCTGTAACTTCAGTTGCGTCATTAGCAATAAATTTTATTGTTCCACCAGTAGTAAAGTTTGTTCCAGTTACTCTAATAGTAATATTACCACTGACTTGTGTATCTATATCTGTAACGTCTGTAGAAATAATTGTAGGTGTAGGTTCTAATGTAGAAAATGAACCGTCTGTATTTCTTCCTTCAAAAAATCCTGTAGTTGTATTATATCGCCATTGACCAGTTGTAGAGCCACGCTGTGCCGTAGTACCAGAAGCAACTTTTGTACCTGCTGTTCCAGTATCGACTATATCTTCGAATTTAAAGTCAGCTATGTCCCTAGCTTTAGTCATATCGTACTTCTCCTTAATTTATGTAATTATTATTCTGATTTTGGAAAATCGCTTTTCACTTTTGCAATAGCGTCTACCCAAGTTGTTGTTCCATTTACGGAATCCCAATATTGCATATCCAGTTGTTTTTGAACACTTGGGTATGCTTTTTTTCTTGGATAAATGTGTGCGTCTCTTGTTGTTAGTTCTGTTATTTTAGCGTCAAGAGTTTCTTTATCTATTTGTTCTTCAGGCTTATTCCATGTAATCATTTCATAAGTTTCTGTTTCCCCTTGTGGCACAGTAATAGTAACTTGTGCATTAGGGTTTATTTCTAAGATTGCTTTTAAGTATGTCATTATGCTTCGTACTCCATTATTATTATTTCACTATGCGTGTTTCTATTTGGTGCGTCTGTATGGCTTCCACCAGCAGTTCCACTACTATAAGGGTTAAAATTTAATATATGAGTGTGTGTCCTTGTACCGCTTACAGTAGGTGCAAAACAAAAAGTTTTATTTCCTGTTCCTTGTACTTCAGAAGAACTTGCACCATTCCACCAAACACCAAGGTTTGCTGTATAAGAACCGACAGAACTTTCGTCATGATACCAACCAAATTGTCTAGCGTCAAAACCCATATTTCTATAAGAACCTTCTTGTCCTGTAATCCAAGCACAAGAACCATGTACATTTGTAGCACTGTGTCCCATTGAAAATTTAATAAGCATTAAAATATGTGAACTAGATTGTTGTTTATTATATGTGCCACTTATTTTTGCACTGTTTGGATAATATGTATTACCACTTAATTGTGTTCCACTTTCGCTTGTAAATGATACTGCGGTGTCACTAAAATATACTTTTTCCATTCCAATTAATTTTGAAGCAACTGCACCAAACTCTAAAGCTGAACCGCCTGAGTTCACTTTAAGTGCTGTACCTGCCGCACCTAGTGAAGTTATACCAGTACCGCCTTGTGCAACTGGTAAAGTACCAGTTACTTTTGTTGTTAAATCAATACTTCCTGCTAATTGTGCATTAGTTACTGAAGTATTAGGTAAAGTAACACTACCACTAGACAAATCTAAAGTTTGACCTGAGGGCAATGCAACTGTAGTTGATGTAGAGCCTTCAATTTGGTCTACTTTTATTTTACTAGCCATAGTCTTTTTCTCCTTTTTATATTATTTCGAGTGTTCCATTACCTGCAATAGTCCATACTGCATTTCCTGTTACACTAATTAAACCTTTCAAAAACGAATTTTTCGTTGATGAAGTTGTTGTTGTTGTATTAGTTGAAACCGTATTATAATTTGAAAATACGTTTCCTACTGTTGTTAATTCAGACGCTTGTATAGTCTGAAATTCTACTGCGTTTCCTGCCGAGTTCATGGCAAGAGCCTGTCCTGCTGTTCCAAAACTTGCAGGTGTATCTGTTAAATCTTTAATTGATATGTTAGCTAATTGAAATGTGCCGTATGCTACGACCATTAAAATATCATTAACACTTGCACCACTAGCAAGTACAACACTTGTACCTGAAGTTGCTGTGTAATCTGCATTTGCAAGTTTTACTCCGTTTAGATAAACGTCAATAAATCCTGCGTCATAAGCCATTGTTGAGCCATTTGAGTCAGCACCAGAAAATGTTGTTTGACCTGCTGTTGCTGTATATTCAAATCTGTTTGCTGTTCCGTTTACGGTAGAACCTGCCGCCGCCCAACCTGACGTTTTATAAACTTTAAGTTCATTCGCCGAAGTATCAAAGTAGAGGTCTCCGACATCATTTGATGTACTTGGAGCACTACTTGCAATTCTGTATCTTTCTGCAAAAGAGTTTACTCCTGATAAATTAGAAGCAACACTGTTTACGTTTGCTATCGAACCACCAACATTATTAACATTAGTGATTGCTCCTGCTACTGTTGTTACATTAGCTGATATACCTGCTACGCTTGTAACATCACTTGCAATTCCTGCTACTGTCGTAACATTAGCTTTTACATTTTCTACTGCTGAAACATCTGAAGCAATATTTGCAACATTTGTTACATCACTAGAAATTCCTGATACTGTAGTTATGTTAGCATTGTTTCCTGCTACGGTGTTAATATTTGTTGCGTTTGAATTAACTGCATTAATATTTGTTGCGTTTGAGTTTACTGCTGAAACTGCTGAAGAAATACCTGCCACTGAAGTAACATCAGCAGAAATTCCTGCTACGGTTGTTACATTAGCTGATATACCTGCAACTGTATTGACGTTAGCAATATTGTTTCCAACAGTATCAACATTAGTAATTGCATTAGCAACAGTATCTATCTCTGAAGTTGTTTCTTGTAAATCTGCCGCCGCAGTTTCTATTTCTGAAACGGTTTCGTTTAAATCATTTGCTACTGTAATTACTTTGGCAATGTCTGTTGCCACTGTATTAACATTTGCTATGTTAGTTGCTACTGTAGCTATGTTAGCATTAGCATTAGCAACAGTGGTTACGTCTGAAGCAATACCTGCAACTGTAGTTACATTTGAGGATATTCCTGCAACCGTATTTATATTAGTTAAATTTGGTGATAAAAATGCTTTTGTTACTACGTCCTGATTATTAACAGGGTCAGCTACATTTATAATTCTTTTGTTTGTTGCGTCCCATTGAAAGTTTGTTGCTGATACTTTAATAACATCATTAGCGTCATCAATCGCTTCTTGCGACATAAAGAACGCTTGGTCTGAGTCTGTATCTAAATCTGACTCTGTTAATACTGAGCCTGACGCATAATCTACAAGTTTAGTGCCTTGAGATGTCTTACGTCTAATTTCAATAGCCGCCGCCGAAGCAGGTGGGCTAGTAAACGTAAGAGTTGTTCCTGCGGCGTTAAGTGTAAATGCCGTAGTTGCTGAACCTGCAATAGTTACTATAAGGTCTGCTGTACTTCGATACGAAAATGGTATCGAATATGCTGACGTATTGCCGTCACCAGTATACCTTACAAAACTATTTGCCATATTGTTAAACCTTTTCTTGTGTTTGTTTCTTCTAAAAGGGGTACTTTATTTGTTGATGATAGTCTCTAATATACTATCATAAGAAGAAGCGTTGCCTACGGCGTCAAATTTCTCCTGTATAAATACTCCTCGCTCTTCTAAAGTTTCTGCTAATATAGGATATTTATTCCACATATCTGCATAAGCTCCTTTTTCTGCCGCATGTATTATTCTTAAAATAAAAGACTGTTGGTAATCTTTACCTGCTACCACTCCGTCTGGCATACGATATAATTCACTGTTTTTATCAGCAATAAGAGCTTCTATATATTGCTGTAATTTATAAGTTTTACCTCTATGTGTGAAAGTTTGATGTTGTTTTCGTTCCAACATATAATCATACGCTGTTTGTCCTTTATCATCTTTTATTGTTCTTAAATCTAAAGCTGTTCGTCTATCTACTTTTGGTGGAGCTTTATATTCAAAATCTCTACCTTTAAAAAACTCCGCCGTTGCTGTATCTTTCCATTGTGTCATAGCAAATGGTGAAGACCATAAACCAGTTTTACCACCTAATCCAAACAACCAACCATTTTGTCTATCTATTTTTTGACCAAACATGTTACGTTTTGGCATAGTTCTATCTTTATCACTAAATGGATTTAGTTGTCTTAGTCTATCACTAAATGTAAATAATTGTCTTTGGTGGTCGTCAGAAATTCTACTAGAATATCTTAATCCACCTGACAATGGAGTTACTTTGTAAATAGCTCTAGCTAATACTGAACTACCAATTCTATCAGGAGCTCTGCTTCTCATAAAGTCATCACTAAATAAAAAGTTTGCTGTTTCTAAAATATTTCTTGTATAGAATTTAGAAGTTAAATTTCTTGTCATACTAGCTACAACACCCATTGCTAATTCTGTATATTGGTTTTCTACTTCTGTTGGTAAATCTTCATTGTGTTTTAAGAAATCACCAATAGCGTCAACCATGTCAGCCGCTATCATAAATGGCATAAAGATAGGGTCTAATCTATTTAAAGATATATGTCTACCGTCGTCCATTTTTAATGAGTATTCTTGCCAACCAGTGTTTTTCTTTCGTTCTTCATTTTCTTTCCAGTCTCTTGAACCACCACCAGTAATTCTACCATTAATAGCCATAAGCATTGCCGCACTCCACAGTAACCAACCTGCTTGTATTCTAGCATTAGCTTCTGCCGCCGCTTCAGGATTTAGATATTTACCGTCTGCACCTTTAGCTAACATGTGTCTCATTTGAAATTGAAATCTACCTAAGAATGGTAAATGTTGAAAGTTCCAACGTAATAAGTTTGAAGGAGTATTAATAAAGTGCAATCCAAACACTCTTAACCATTTATGTCTATTAGTAAATGATAGAACTGCACCAGTTACTCCACCTTCATAAGTCTTAGTTACAGGATTAAAAGAACGTGCTGATTGTGTGTACGAACCTTCTCTTGCGTATTGTAAAGGACTATTTAAAATATTTTCTATTTTATCACCAGAGTCTATTGCCGCACCTGTTTCACTAATATAATCTTTTTCTAACTCTCTAAATCTTTTTACATATTGTTGTCTATTACTAAACACACCAATGTCAGGTGTTTCTTTATATATTCTTGAATTTATTTCTGCCGCCATTCTTCCTTTAAACATCATCTGTTTTAAGAACTCGTCACCTGCTGACAATACTCTTAATGGTGCTGTAGTAATTTGAGCTATTGGATTAATAATACCTCGCTGTATTCCAGTGCCAAATATACCTAACGGTTCAGTTAATATTTTACCTGTTTCATTTATCCAACGCTGAAGTTGTCCTTGTCTTATATTATTATCATACTTTAAATTTGCACTATCAAGTAATGGTCTTCCCATATAAAAGGCTTTCATTGCTCTTCGCAGTGCATAACCAGTATAGACATATTGATAAATGTAAGTTTGGAACGCTTCTCTTGCTACAATTTTAGAACGCTGAAAATCTCTAAAAGACAGGTTTGCCGCTCTCAACAACATTACAAATGGTTTCCATTGTGTTTGTGTAAGACCTGATATAATGTTTAATATGTGTGTATCAGGGGAAGACAATAAGTTATTATTAACATACTCTGCCGCTAAATCCCATTTGTTTACTTTTCTTACATTTTGTAATGCAAGAATAGCTTGATTAGGGTCATCTAATAACGCCACTGCTTTTATGTAAGCGTCTATGTCTGTCTCCATGAGCTTTTTCATTTCAGGGTCTTCAGGCAACATTTTAAGTTCAGTTGCTCTTTCAGCGTCACCTTTGACTCTACCTGCTGTTGTAGCTCTTGCGTAGTTTTCTTGTAATTCTTTTTGTACTTTAATTAATTCTAAAGCAACTTGAGCTCTTTTTTTAAATTCTACTCTAATAGATTGTTTTTCTGCTTCAGTAATTCCTTCTCTAAAAAAGTCGTTAGCTAATTTCATTTGGTCATCACCTTGTTTTAATAACAAGTCTTTATGTGCTATCATTAAACCAAATAACTCTTTATCTTCTTTTGCTTTTGATTTTGCTAACTTCATTAACTTCTTAGGGTCAGCACCAAATTTTTCTGCAATAACTTTCATTTCATCAAAAGTTATAGTTTCTGTTCCTATTTCTTTAGCGTTTTCTCTAGCAATAATTTGAATATATTTTACTGCACCAGTATTACCACGTTCATCTAATTTATCGTAATTTAATTTTTCTTTAGGTGGTCTGCCTCGTCCTGATACTCTAACTTCGTTTCTTAAATTTTGTATTTTTTCATCTAAATCTTTTCCTTTTAAAATAGAGTCTTGTTCTATTTTATCTATTTCTTCTTTTTTAAGATTTTTATAATAAAACTTTTTTTCTTTTTTATCTGCTAAATCTGTAAATAATCTTTTACCTGTAATGTCATCTCTTCCATAATTATGTAAGTCTTCTAACTGTTTAACAGCTCTGTTTTTCATAGCTCTGTTAGTTAATTTAAAACCACCATAAGCAAATGAACCACCAAACACAGTACCAAATCCAAACCCTGCGGCAGTAGACAATCCTAATTGTTTCAAACTAAAATCTTCTTGTACGCCTGTTTGTATCGCAGTTGTTTGTAGCATTGTGTCTTGCACACCTGTAACACCTGCACCAATAAAACCTTCATACAATGCACCTTTTTTAATAGCTTGTCCTAGTGCTTCTTGTTGTGCTTGTTTTTGTGCTTCTTTTAAAACTCTATCATTAATCTCTTTTGCAACTTTACCTTTAAGAGCTTCTTTTAATGTTTGTTTATATGCTTGTTTTGCCGCTTGTCCACCAACACCAAAACCTATAAGGTTTACTGGGTCAGCTAACATAGCTCCACCGTTGTCTATTAACCAACCACCAAAAGTTCTATTAGGGTCGTTCCAAAAACTAGGGAGTGCTTCATACGTTTGTGATATATAAGCAAAATTATTTAATTGGTCTGGGTCATCTGTATTAATTGCCGCATACATATCTTTACCCATAGAGATAGTATTGTTGTTTCTCCATGACCTGTCTGTATAAAATTTATCTAATATATCGGCGTGACTATATGATGAATATTCATCTGTACCTTCTCGCCAGTTGTAGTAAGAAACAGCCGCATTATAAAATTCTTCAGTTTGTATTTGTTCTAAAGCCTCAGCTTCAGACTCAGCTTTTTTTAATTTTATCTTTTGGTTTCTTTTATTTCTTTTATCTCTTACTTTTTCTGGCGTGGTTCTAGTATCTAGTTTCCATTCTGCCATTATTGTTGTGCCTCAGCTATTTGTTGTATAGCTAATTTTATATCTTGTGCCTCGACATTAAGATACTTAGCTAAGTTGTTAATCATAGTGTTATAATCTTCTTGGGGTAATCTAGTTAAAATTTCACCAAGATTTTCTACATTAAATGAACTTTGTAATGCTTCTGTTAATGCAGGAAGTAATTTCTCTCTTCTAAATATTCCTTTTTCTGCGTCTCTACTTCTAAAGAATGATGTATCTTCATCTAAATCAAATGTAGGAATTTGTGATACATCAAAAGTTTGTAAGAAGTTAGAAACATTTTCATTTAACGTATTTGTATTCTGCTCTATTATTAAATTTTTCTCATCTTCTTCTTGTTGTTTCTTTTGTAAATCTACTTCAATTTCTGTAAATGGTTTTAATCCTTCAGGGTAAGGCGTCTTTTCTGCTTGAAAGATTGTTTGAACTGTTTTACCAAGTTTTTCCATAAAATTTAATCTATCTATATCACTTGGTTCTTGACCATTATTTTTTGCTTTAAAATCCATTTCAAATTGAACAATAGATTTAATAATATAATTATTAGCGTTCATTACCGCTTCTTCTTGTCCGTCTATAGCTAATCCTGAAGTTCTGTCAGTAAACGCACCTTTAACTGAAGTTAATATATTGGTTGTCATTTTTGTATATGTTGTATCAGTAAAGTAAATAGGTTTCTTTCCTTGTTCATTATCACTATTCCAATAAGACCAATAAGATAAAGCTGTTCCTAATTTATCTGTAGGAATACCTTTATCAAGCATTGCAACAATTAAATCTTTAGGACTTTCATATTGACCTGACAACACTTCTTTAAAGAAATCGTCCATTGCCGCAGGGTCAGTATTAGTAAATCTATTCTTATTATAGAAATCATTAACAGCTTCAATTAATCTTGGCTCACCAAAGTTACCTTGTTTAATAGCGTTAATAGCTTTATTTCTATCTTCTAATGTACCATTACTATTAATAAGAGTATTGAAAATTTCTTTTACGTCTTGTTTTTCTTGGTACTCTATGTCTGCTCTACCTTGATTAGTTAGCTGTGTTTTTTTATTATTTATACTTTCAACTAATTCTGCTACGTCTTTTCTTTTTGTATTCATTAATGAACCTAATGGATTACCACCTTTACCAGTACCTCTGTCAGCATTTAAGATAGACATAGCTTTATCTAATTCTGCTGTGGTTGTTGCTGTGGATAAAATCCAAGAAGCATGATTAATAGCTAATTGGTTCATTTCTTCTGTAGTAAAATAATATTGTTTACCAGTTAAACCAGATACATTTGGTAATTGTGTATTTAAAGTTTCTAATTGAGCCCAATATTGTTCACCAACTTTATTCATAGTCATTAGTTCAGTGTGCATGTAAGTCATACCTGCTTCTTGTTTTTTAGCGTTCCAATAATTACCACGCATTTCTGCGTCATTAACAAGAGACTGAGCTCTATATTCACCAAATACAGTAGCAAACCCTGTGTTAAAACCTTTTGATTTGCCTTCTAAGCTAGGAATAACAGCATGACCGTTTTCATCTCTTAAACTACTTACCCATTCATTCCATGTTTGTCCGTCACCGTCAAACGGCTTATAAGTATCTTTTAATCTTTCAATTTCATTAATAGCTTTAGCCGCCATAAATCTTCCGTTGTGTGTATCTATAGCAGTTTGTGCGTATATGCCTTCTAGTTCAGGGTGTTTACCATTTAATATTTCATTACTTAAATTTTCTGGTGTACCACCTGTAGCATAGTAACCTTCTAAATATTTATCTGCGGCGTCTTTTTTACCTTCGACATAATTAGAAGCAAATCTTTCTAGCTTTCCTGTGTTTCTATTAATAGCGTCTACAATGTCAGTTAAAGGTGTTTCTCTTGTAGTAGCGACACGTCCTGCAAATGTAGAGCCATAATATCTATTTCTACTTATTTTACTTCTATATGCCATGTGCTATCCTGTTTTTTGATTTCCATAATTTGTAAAGAACCTTCTTTCATCTTTTGGTTTACCCATGTAATCTGCTCCTGCACCACCAATATCTAATGCAAGACTCATAAAGCTAGGTTCGTATGTTGGTGTAATACTATTGTATGTTCGTTGTAAGTTAGCGTATGCGTCACTTCGTTGATTATTAAGAGTAATCATATCACCCATGTAATCAGCCATAATGTTGTTATATTCAGCGTCAGCTTCCGTTCCTATGTTTTGTACTACCCTAACTGAGTTACCAAAACCTAAATTAAGAGCGTTTGCTTGTGCCGCTTTTCTAGCAAAGTTACTTCTCATTTCAGCAATATATTTTTCTCTAGCCGCCATACCTCTTTCAGTTTCTATTTTTGATAAATCATTTAAGTATGCTTGGTCAGCGTTACGCATTGTTCTTTCATCTGCCGCCGCTTTGTTTATTGCTTGTTGTTTCTTTTCTCGGTGACTAGCGACAGCTCCGACTATTTTAAAAGCCGCCATTGCTTCATTTACACCGCACATTTTAACTCCTTCATCATTAATAAAAATGGTATTTGTTTATGTCCATAAGTAGGGAACTCTTCTTTTACTTCAAACCCAAGTAGCTGTAACCATTTTAAAGCTACCCAGTTTCTTTTATCTACAAAATTATATAAGTGTTTATAACCTTCACCCATTTGAGATACCCAATAAGGACATTCTTTTAAAAATTGCCTAGCGTGATTGTTTGCTAAATTGTTTGCAGACAATAACCAAGCGATACCAAAGTCAGGCTCACTGCTTGGGGTTGACCCAAACATACCTATGACACCTTCTTCTTTAGTACCAATAATTGAATATATTTTTGCACCTTTAATTGTAAAAGGAACAACAAGAGCTTGTAATGGTGACATATTATCTGACGCCAATATTTCAGCTCTGTCTTCTTTACGCATTTTTGGAGCTAACTCCAATGCGTCTTTTAAAATTGCAGGTCGTACATACTTTTCTTTTTCTTCCATATTACATTCTTCTTGAACGTCTATGATAGTAACCTTCTACTTCAGCACTAGCTAAATACATAGGCAAGTGTGAAGAGCTTTTTATCTCTAATGTAAAATCTGTATTTCTACATTGTATAGGAACTCTTAGTGTACCTGTTGCAAGAGGTACTTGGTTTGGAGCTCCTGTAAATCCGATAACGTAACCAGTCATAAATGTTGTGTTAGTGTTTCTATTTTGTGGTGTTACCTCAACTTGAAAATAACCAGAATTTTCATAATCAAAAGATATATTTCTAATTTGGTATCTTCCTGAAGTAACTGCAACTAACCCTCTACCAGTATCTTCTCGTATGTATTGTGGACTTAAAACATACTTTGACTCATACGGAACACCAATAGTAACATTTGTGTGATTACCTACTAATGTGTATGTTGAACCTGTAGTATTTGTAAGTGTATAGTTTGTGCCGTTTGTATTATCTATAGCAGTCAAACCAGTTTTTGCTCCATACGGAGAAGTTAAAGTTGTTAAGTCTGTAGCACTATCATAAGTTCCTGTAACAGTTTTTTTCAAGTCTACATACATGCCAAACCCTAATGTAGGGTCTTTTAAATTTCTTAAATCTATTCTAAATAATTTTGTATCTGTATTTTCTACAGCTAATAAATAAATATAACTGTCTACAGATAAACCACCTATTATTTTAGCACCATTAAATATCCATTTAGACCAAGCTGTTTGTACTTTTTCTCCTCTATCAAAGAAATATTTGTATATAAACATTGTATCTGCATTAGTCGGATTTGCGGCTGTTCCTGTAGTATAAGGTGCAGTTTGTGTGTCGTTTGTGTCTGCATGTAAAAATACTAATGTATCTTCAATCGTGTTACTAATAATTTGATATGGATTAGTAGGTAATAAATTTTGTACTGCTACTGTTATATCTAAACCGTCATTTGTTAATGTATCATCATCAGCATAATATTCTCTAACTGCTGTGTTGTTATTTCTTTTTTGACAGAAGTAAGCAAAACGTCCTGCCGCTACAGGTGTAACAGAGTCATCATGCTCAAAACTAGATACTTCATTAAGTATAGCTGTAGTTGGACTTATTGTATCACCTGCGTGGTCTAACTTGTATTGTGCTGTATCAGAAAATAACAATAATGTTTCATTAAATGATACAGAATTTTTCAATGTATTAACTTGTGTACCAGACGCCGCTATATCAATAGGGTCTGTGTCTAATACTTGTGTAACTGTTGTTGCAAAAAAGTTAAAGAACCCTGCGTTTTCAGATAAAATTAAATTTTCACCTGACAGTATTCCTAATCTATTTTTATAAAATGTTAAATTTTGTATAGTCTTACCAATAAAACTAGGGTCAGCATTTGTATCACTATCTCCACATGTTCTATCACCATAATCTAATTCTTTAAATGTAAATGTTCCGTTATTGTTATTAACTAACGCATGAGGCATTGTGCTATTAGTAACACCTACACTTGTTGCAGGTGCAATAGTTTCTGACCACACACCATTACCTGTAAATTTTACAAAGTAATCAGATAGTGTATCTCCTTCTTCACCAGTTATTTTAATAATAACTCCTGTTTTACCATAATAAGGTAATTTACTAAAATCTTGTATTGTATCTCTTATGTGATACATAGCTGTACTACCTGCACCGTCTGACGTACTTACAGTATAATCAGCTAACGTATTAGGTGACGACACTGTGCCTGTAGGTTTTCCATATATTACGTTGTCATAACTTTCAAAAGTAAAATGAGACGTAATACCTGAATAGTTTGCTAAACCTTGTGATGTAGACAAAGTAGCGTTAGTATCTGTTCTAACTGTTTTAAATCCTATTTGTGACGCTGAACCATTCCAGTGTTGACTAGATGTACCGTACAATAAAATATCTTTAATTTTATCTGAGTCTCTAAATTCACTATCAGTTGTTGCGTCATTACCTGACGGCATTTGAAAGATAACTTTATGACCATAAGGCATATTAGGGTGTGTTAAAGTTACTGTGTATTCTCTACCGTAGTTAGTAGCTTTTACATATATTAAAAATTCTTCTTGTTTTGCCGCAGATTGATTTGTGTCCGCAGTAGGTTTTATTGATTTGTTAGCAATAAAAGTAAAGTCAGCTATATTAACTAATTTAAAATCGTCTCTTGGATTTGTACTTGTTAAATAACTAGCACCACTTTGTATTGTTACAGTTTTTTCATTACCTGCTAAATCATAAACTTTTATACCACCATTATATAAAGCTACAATGTACTGGTTTTGTTCATCTCTTTGTATACTCCACACTTTAGTTGTGTTGGGATATACATTTGTACTATCTACAGTAGCGATATACTCAAACGGTGGTCTTTTACTAAGACCGTCCACTATATTGTTTTGTAAATTTACTTGGTCAGAACCTTGATTAATACCTCTTTGCGTTGGGGTTTGCTGACTAATTCCATTTATAAAATTAGGAATACTCTGCGAAACTACAGCCATTAGTATGTCCTTCTAGTTGGTCTATTTATTATTGAATAAGTGTTTGAGTCACCTTCTAATATGTTTAAATCTGACTCCCTTGTATCTGCTTGTTCAAAACTAACTAACGCTTCTTGTTCATCTTGTCCTATTAATTGTGTAATTTTTTGGTCACCAATAAACCTAGAAGCAAAACGTCTAGCGGCTTTCATTGTAATATATCGTCTTGCGTATTCTGGGATATGTTCAAATTGTTGAATTAAAACTACATCTAGCTTAGGAGCTGACGTAAAGACATCAGTATGGTTTTCTATGTCATATAGAAATCCGTCTCTGATTGTGTAGTTGTATGACCGAGAATGGTCGTCTGCTTGAACGCAGTTTGTTGGAAGGGGAATTTTGTTATTTGTATCTAAAGACACTGTATAATTTATATGACGATTAAAGTTATGTCCTGCACCTTGTATTGACATAGATGTTTCGTCTAATATATTTTTAGCGACTGATACATCAACACTGTTAGTACCTGTTATACTGTTTACAGGAGCTTCGCCAATTACGGAAAGCATTATATTAACAGCTTGAAGTTCTGTTGTTGGTGTAATTTGTGTTGTCATGCTTTTCCTTTTTCTAAATTTAAACTAGGGGAGTCAGTCTCCCTCGTCCCCTAGTCCTTATAAGTATAAAGTAACGTAAAGATTACGCTTCTTTAATTCCTACAGCCGCTTCAGGTCTTAGAACTCCATGACCCATAGCGTATTTTGCTACCATTAGCGTACCTTGACGTCTAATGTCATATTCCATTTCAGAAGATAAGTCCATTAACTTAACAGTACCTACTGCTGAAGGGTGTGATACTAGACATACATAGTTAGCTAAGTTTACTTGTTGTGGGTTAGAGCCACCTGCTGTAGCTGAACCACCTGCAACACCAGTTGCAGACGAGTTGTCTACCGCAATGTCACCAAAGTGAGCCACAGGAACAATATCTATTCCTGCAATTCTTAGAACTTTACCTTCGGCGATTGAACCCTTACCACTAAAGTCAACATTAACTGCATTAGTAGCATTAGCTAGTTTGTAATATTCCTCTAACTTCATAAAGGCTTTTCTGCCTTCTTTAGGAACATAGTTAGCGTCAAGCTGTTTAGCCGCATTGAACAACTCATCAATCATTGCATTAGCCGCAGTTGCCGCCGTTGCTGAAGCGATTGAAGTGTTTGTTAATACAGTACCAGAAGCATATCCACTGTCGGATACGTTTGCTGAAGCCTGAGCCGCTTGACCAATAGTTTGTAAAACGTGCTTATCTTTTTGGAAAGCCAAAGCTCTACCAATTTCACCAGAGTATGCACTTCTTACGTCCCAATGGTTTTTTGCCTCTTCAATATTCGATAAGAATACAGAAGATAATAGAAGGTCATTAATTGTAATGACTTTCTCGTTGTGATTTACGTCTGAGCCAGTAATCTCGTTACCTGCTGTGTGGTAAGCCGCCGCAACTCTACCCATTACTGGGAATGTTGCACTTTTTCCGTTGCTGATAGTTCTCACCATTTCAGCACCTTCTGTAACTGAAGCTCTATCAAAAGAAGTTAATACTTCTCCTGCAAAAACTTTCAGAAACAGAGCGTCTTCACTACCACCTGCATTTACTCTACCGACTGAGACAGGACTTGCGTTTGCCATGTTTAGTCTCCTTTTTAGGTTGTTTACGCTTGTTAATAAAAGCCCTTACACTTTCAGTCACACTTACAAGATTGTCTACCGCAGTAGGTCAAGCTATGTTTCCTATGTGATTAGGCAGTTGCCCTCTATAAAGAGTGCACAACTATATTAGCAATTCCATTTTCGTAAAGCTAAAGCCTTTCTTGTAGGTCTACCTTTACTATCTTTCATTGCTCCCTTAACTCCGCTCATACGAGCACAGAAACTCTTTTTTCTCCCTGCGGCTTTAGAACCTTTTTTAGGTGTACCTGTTACAGGTGCTTTTAGGTTCATGCCCTGAGAGTTATAATACCTTCTTCCTGCGGCATTTAAGCCGCCTGAAGGGTTTTGGTATTTTTTAGCTACCATAAAAGTTTATCTTTTTTTAGCTGTCTTTGCCGCTCTTCTAAAATTAGCGGCTGTTGGTGCACCTTTAGCACCTTTCTTTCTCATTTTTTCGCCACTACCTGCCGCAATTCTTTTTCTTTTAGCATGTATGTTAGCGTATAATCCTTTTTTAGCCATAACTATTTCTTCTTCTTTGCTTTCATTATTTTCTTTTGTAAAGACATAGGTAGTTTTTTCTGACCACCTTTTAACGCTTTACTTGGTCTACCTTTTTTTGAACCATAAGTTCCTTTTCCCATTGGCATATTTATTTCTCCTTTTTCTTTTCTTCTGGTTTAGTTGACTGCTTAATAATATTATCTAGCTCATCAATAGCGTGTTTTGCATGAACAAGTTTATCAAAGTTTGTTTTTAAAGTTTTGACAAAATTATCATGGTCTGCAACACCGACACTTTTTTGTAGAAAAGTATCAATAACTGCTGTAGCTTCAGATTGTTCAGCTTCATATAATTTTCTTAATACTGTTAGCCACATATTATATATCCGAATTTGCTAGTTTAGCTTTAACTGCATTTTGATATGCAACATCTTTAGCATATCTAGGGTCAGCCATAGCTTCTGTTACTTGAGCCCAAGACTCATAACTACCTTCATTTGTAGGAGTAGCTTTACCTTGAACTAAATTTGGTTCATTACCATTAGCCATGTCATATTTAGCTTTTAATCCTGCGACTGCAAGTTTAATAGACTCTACATCTCTACCATTAACAGTATCATTGTAGGCTTTCTTTTCACCTTCAGTCATGTTTTCTGCCGCCCACGCCGCAATTTTATTATAAGACTCTTCACCACCAACAACTGCTTTAACTTCTGCACCTTGTTGTTTAGCTAATGCCGCTTGTCCATTAATAAAAGCGTCAAC